TCATAAGCTCGAGGTTGGTCGGGTCCTGAGAGAGAATGACGTTCTCTCTGATAGTTTCATTGTGATGCATCATGATTCTGTCCTTTTGGTTGAGAACGACGGATAAGTTCATTGAGAGTAACAAGGCCGCAGATAAATCGCGGGCCGACGTGATCAGGTACACTAGTGATCATTCCGGAAATTTGGTCTACACTTCCGATATGATAAAGATCGAAATGTTCCGGAAAAGTTGACAGTTGAGTATCCTGTTGCAATATTTGAGCAACTGTACGCGTTGCAACTGCATCAGATAAAGCGAAAAACAGTTGAGGAAAGCAGGGTGTTTGATTGTCTTTAATCGCGTAGATGTTTAGTGTCGCCATTTTCATAGCTCCTTTTTAAATGATTAATTCTGGCTGTCTGGTGTATTTCCCGATTTTTAAGGTTCGGGAATCCTTTACGACCGATAGTATTATCGCGTGCTATCTCACGTTGACATTTAATATATTCATACCTTTCTATGTTTAAACTTTTAAACAACTTGTCATAATACCGTGGAGGCTTAACTTTAATTCCCTTTCTAATAGATAGGGTATCACTGGTGTAGATATCTTGATGGTACCTTTCGAACCATTCAAGACCAATGGCAGGACGGTTTGACTGTAAACTGAATTCAGGTGTCCGTTGGTTATAGTGTGAACGAGCATTGCTTCCTGTAATTTTTTTTGTGCAGTACCGAGCGATATACCCCGCACTTTCATAGTTGAGATCCATAATACTAGTAATTCCCATTCCCCATATACGATCAAGCTGTTCCGATCGATAGAGCGGACTCCCAGCCGGGGATTTGCCATTTGACTCTTTGTCACCAAAGTCAACGCCCATAATAGCGATATGATAATGGGGTCTGTCCATATCGTCACCGTACTCACCTGCGGCAAAATATTTAATGTGGGTTTCATTACCTATCTCCTTACGTAGACGTTTAATAAATAACTGCAAATCTCTCTTGTGTAAAGTGGGTAAATTATTATCCGTATAAGGAAGATTTTCATCATTATACGTCAAGAGAGCACAACAATTTTCGCGGCCCATCGATTCCTGATACGCCGCTTCATGCATAATACGAGTCGCCCAGTTCTGAGACCGTTGAAGTTTACAACCTATACATTTTCCACAGGGAACAAGAATTTCGCGGGAATTAACATTAAGAGGCATTGGGCGATAACAGGGCAATGAAATCACCTCCAATCTGTTTAAATTATAATATTATGGCGAGCCTGGAATCAAGCCCCCCCGTCCCCCCGAGTCTCGGGGGGTGTTACTTTCACTGTCAAAACCTGACAGTGACATAATTTTAAGCTTTCTCGGGGGCAACATTGCATGTGCCCCCGAACCCCTAACCGCCCGGAACGACTCGCTTTGCGAGTCTAAACAATCTATGTCGCGCACACACGCGCGAAGCGCACGCGTACGCACGTTTTTAATGATATAAATATCTTTTGTTTTGTTCATGGGCGGTACACTAGCGTGTTTTTAAGTAATGTATAAGCCGGGGGGGTCTCCCCCGGCATCAGGGATCGCAAATGTTCCAATATGATAAACAAATAAACGCGATCCAAATAAGAAGGGCCGAGATAATCCCGGCCCTCTACCCCACAGCCACACTACACGTCTACGCGCGGTTGCCCCCGCGAGTATTTCCGAATGAATAGTTTCGGCGATGATGGCCGGAAGTCGCGCGGAACAAGCGTTTCGAACCTCGGTTGGAAAGACGATGTCTTCGCATGGTTACCTCCTTTGATAAGAATATACTTCATTTTAAGCGCGGCTTCCACTTTTTACTGTCAATATCCCAGTAATAACCGGTAACGACCCGTTTCAATTTAGGTTCACGCTGAATCCGAATAAACGCCGTTCCGGCAGCGGATGCGGCTCGTTCAACACCCTTTTTAAGAGCAGCCGCACCCATGCGGGCCGTTTCCGCAAGAGCCGAACGAGCGGCTTTTTCAGGCGTCTCCGCCCTAATTTTCGCCGCTGTAGCAGAATTAACGTCTGCAGCTGTAAGTTCTCTTGCTTGTTGACTTTTGATAAGACCGGTTGTAGCTTTAACATTTTCCAGCTCCAAATCTATTTTTGACTTCATAGCAGATGTCAATTGAGACTGAGCATACTTCTGACGTACGTCGGGAATAGTTGTTAATGCCTTTCTAATATCATCCCCGGTTGACTTAAATATGTTTTCAGGCTGATAGAAAACGCCTTCTGGCGAGCTGGCCCCGCTTCCTCCTGCAGAGAGGATCGGATTAAGACCAGCCGCAATGAGATCTTTAACTTCAGCCTGATGTGCTGTATTTCGCATTCGTTCGCTAAATGCTTGCGCTCGTTTTGCTTGTCGGGCAGAACCGACATTTTGAATAATGGCTCCAGCAATAGGAGCAGCAACCTGAGCTACTGCCGATCCAATTTCAGCACCTTTACCCATATTTACTCCCGGTTAATGGTGATCAAGTTCGCCGGGAATACTATAGACCGGCATACGACGCGCCGCGTTGACTGTCCAAAGCGAATCAAACAATATCTGCGGTGCCGTGCCGGATTCGCTTGACACTTGCAGTACACGATCAATCGGCGGGTCCTCTTCGATAAACGTGTTATCGAGAGTAGGAGCCGTAGCGCCGAAGTCCTGCGCGAGATGAAATGTATCGAGAGAAGTAGCGAAGGCAGAATGGAACATTCCGGTAATCAAATTCGGTTTGTATCGGTAACGTGCTCCATATTCCTGATAACCGAAAACAACCGCATCTGTTGCGGTTCCGTCGCAATAAATCTCTTTTGTTAATACCGATTCTTCTCCAAGATGCGCGAATGGCGGTTGATAATAATCAAACGGAGTGGTACGAGTCCACATGCGATCAAGGCCGAATTGATAGGTCATGTCAGCCCGGACACTCGCAAGAATAATAATATGTCCATGTTCCGTGAACGACTTCACGATATTGAGCTGTCCGGAGCCAGTCGAAAAGGCAGCGAGATCGCCGAGTGTTTTTCCGGATGCGGCAGAGGTAGTTTGAGCAACGACATGAGTATTAATCAATGTCGATGATCCGCCGAGATATTCCGGTCTTTGCAAACGATAATCAGGACAGTTGACTTGCCAGATAGCCCTGAGCTGTTCCACATACCGATTACCTGCACGGGCTAACGTTTCCGCATATCGCTGCATCGCAAATGCCAAACGTAATGAATTAATAGTTGCTGCCGTTGCTGTTGACAAATCAGCATATAGACCGGATTGAGCGGGTATTGATGTCTGAGCCTGCGTAACAACACCGATTGCATGATAATCCATCGGATAGGCGGTTGGCGTAATCGTACCGCCAACATTAGCATTAAAACCGGTCTGATCTCCTGTAACATAATTCGGAGCGCCGTACATCCCGAACTGAGCATGACCATCATACATTCCCAAAGCTTTTCCGGTTCCATATACAGGAGCGGTTGTTCCGAGCGGAATTGTTACGCCGGCACCTTCCTGCGGTTCCGGCAAGCAGGAGGTGAAATAATCAGCCCTTTTGCATCTTCTTAACAGATGATAATCGGAATAAGAATCTCCAGAGTCTGCCTTTGTAAAGGCAGTACTGAAATGGATTTTTTGGTGACGATACCAAGTATTCCAGACGAGCGCATAGGCTCGAGGTAGGAATGCGTTGAAATCGATTCCCGGGACTCCTTTCGGAAGTCCGAAATAATCGTATAATTCGTGAGTTACTACACCGGTTACGGCTGGAGTTGTAAGAGTTGGAGGAACATAGTCAGTCGGGTCATCATCGGGATTGTCCTTTTCCCCGTAAAAATTGACCCAATGTTCCCATACAAGACGATTTGGGATAAACCATGCCTGTTGATCGAGATAAATATTATCCATGATCGGCTGTTTAAGAGCCGAAGCGAGACGAGCAAAGAACTGTCCTCGAATGGAGAATGTATCTCCGGGAAGAATTTCCTCAAAGAATACCGGTATAAGATATCCGGCATTGAAGGTTGTTTTGTGACTACAGGACAAATTGAAATGTGACCGTTCAGCATTAACGGTCGGAACGTCGGCAAAGTGACTCTGATTAGGCCCTCTCATCGGTGACCTCCTTAATTTGTTTACTGGTTTTGTTCAGTTTCATATACAGCATCACTAAAGATGCAGCCAACAAGCCAAGACCGTAAAATACATAAGCGATCTGTTTGGCTATGTTTTCAATGAGAACTACGACGGTCGAATCCATGTTTCTCCCTTTTTTGACACCGTTGGTGTCAGCTGGCACACTTACGGCAAGAGCAATGAGTGTGCCAGCTATTTTTTAATCTTCCTCCGGGGGCGTTTCCTGAGGTTTCTTTTTCGGTTTTGGAGCCTTTGCAGGCTCTTCATCGTTATGATGTTTTTGCGGCGGTTCCGCCGCTTGAGTAGGAATAGGTTTTTCGATCATCCCAAGTTCGATAGCCTCTTCCCTGTTTTTTTCATCCTGAAGGAATTCGAGAAGTTTTCGAGGTTCATGGTCAAATCGCCGGCGAAGAAGAGCCGGTAATTCCATGAAGGTTTCTTCGATACGAGCGACCCTTTCCCGAGCTTCTTCGAAGTCGAAAGAGGTGCAATCGACATATATCGGTTGAGATTGCCGAATACGTCCTAATTCGCCGGTACGATTATATCGTTGAATAACGACATTTGGATTGCATTCATCTTTGTACTGCTGCTGAGTCATCGATGAATGCGATGGGCGAGAAATGACCCGACCGGGACGAAGCCTCATAAGCTCGAGGTTGGTCGGGTCCTGAGAGAGAATGACGTTCTCTCTGATAGTTTCATTGTGATGCATCATGATTCTGTCCTTTTGGTTGAGAACGACGGATAAGTTCATTGAGAGTAA